ATGTCCCCCGGAGCGGCGTTCATCACCGCCAGGAACCCGCTCATAGCGTTCTTCCCCACCAGCGCCTCCGCATTGGCCGCCTTCTCCGACTCGGACATCTGCGCGAACGCCGCCCGGCAGTCAGTGAGGATATCCCCCAGGCTCCTCATGCTCCCGTCCGTGTTGGTGGTCTGCACCGTCAGCTCCCCGAAGGCATCCCCGGTAAACTTCACCTCTCCGGTCAGGTTCGTCATCAT